CTTGACGGGAGACCAGAGAAAAAGCGCCATTGACGCTATTCGAGGTATTGCGCAAGCGCTGGCAGTACAGGCTGACGCCCAGGCCAAGGTTGCTGGCGAAGACTTCACTGCCCAGGCTAAGGCTCAGAACGCCAGCGAGCAGAAGGCTGCCATTGACTCCCAGGACAAGGTGAACAGACGCTTGGACGACACCGCCAGCAAGGCAGAAAAGGCGCGTAAAGAAATCGAGGCGTTTCACCTTGAGCTGGCCGATATCCGAAAGGTGAACCCAGACAGTGATCTGTTAAAGCCGGAAAACGTCGCCAAGGTTGAAAAGTTCATTCGGGAGAAGTTTAAGGAATCCGGCAGCAAGCCCAAGGCGTTCTCAAATGATGCCGCCACGCGCATGCTGATGACGTTGCGCGAGCAAGAGGCATCGTTGAGGGCCCAGGCGGAAGGCTCTGCCAAGCTGACGGAGCAGCAGAAGCGTCTGGCCGCGTTTGAGCAGCAGATCGCCGATATCAAGTCCAAGCAGACGCTCACGGCTGATGAAAAATCGATCCTGGCAGCGGAAGACAAGCTGCGCACTCAGCTGCAGGTGAATGTGGCTGTGGAGCAGGAGGCGCGGGCCAGAGAGGCCGTGCTGAAGTTTCAGGAACGGGCGGCCCAGGTATCTGAGCAGATGGCCACGGCGCGCGAGAACCAGAACGAGCAGCATCAGCGCGTACTGGATGCGTTCGGTTTGGGCGACAAAGCCATGGAGCGGGTCCAGGCGCAGCGTGCCATCTACCGAGAGTTCGAGCGGTATCAGCGCCAGCTGTCGCGTGACGCGGACCTGGGCTTGATCGGGCAGGACCGCTACCGGGAGGAGTCCGACAAGATCCAGGCCGAGCTGCAGCGCCGTCTGGCGATGGAGCAGAGCTATTACGAGGAGGTCGACAAGCTGCAGGCGAGCTGGGCGCTGGGCGCGCAGCAGGGGCTGGCCAACTATTCGGATGAGGCTGCGAATGTGTACCAGGGCATCAGCGGCTTGGTCACCCAATCCTTCAAGGGGATGGAAGACGCGCTGGCCAATTTTGTCACGAAGGGGAAACTGGATTTCAGCAGTCTGGCCGACAGCATCATTGCTGACATGGCCCGAATCATGATTCAGCAAAGCATCACAGGCCCCTTGGCGGGGGCAATTGGCAACCTGTTTAACCCACTGAGCGGGGTTTCTGCGGCGCCTAACATGCCGATGGGCGAACTCGGAGGCGGTGCAGGCGCGACGTTTGGCCCGACGATGACGTGATCATCTGGCGGTTATACCGGCGACGGCGGCAAATACGATGTGGCCGGCCTGGTCCACCGCGGCGAGGGCGTATTGAATCAGGAGGAAATCCGGGCGCTCGGCGGCGAGGCAGGGTTCAACGCCCTGCGCCAATCCATTCGAGCCGGCCATGCGATGGGCGGCATGGCCGGAAGACCTGGAGCTGTCGCGGGGGGAGGGCAGTATCAGGCCGGCGTGCCAGTCATCATCAATTTCCATGGCGCCTCCGAGCGTCCCGAGCGAGCGGAGACCAAAATGGGAAATCAAGGGCTGGAGATTGACCTCATTTTTAGGCAGGTCGAGAGGCAGATTGCGGGCAGGGTCGAGGCAGGCAGCAGCCCCATCAATCAGGCTTTCGAGCGCCGATACGGCGCGCGGCCCACATTTTGAGGTTCATCATGACATTACCAGACTGGCCAGGGCCTCCGCTTTCTGCAAACGATTATTCGCGTACTCCGACAAGTCCGACATCCCGCACCACAATGGAATCGGGTCGAGCCGAATATCGACGGCGATTTCGAGTGTTTCCCATTGAGATTCGAGGGGCGTTTCTTCTAACAGACCAGGAGCTGGAGGAATGCACGGAGTTTGTGTGGGAAACACTCAATGGCTGGGCCTCTCCATTCATGCTGACAATACGGGATTGGCGGGGTATCAGAAAGACAAGAGTTCGGTTTACAGCCCCGCCTCCGGAGGCGCTTTTGAGCCCTGTTGGGCTGTGGAAATGGGATGTCCAGCTTGAAACCCTAAATATTTACTGACCCGGCCCAGCCGGGTTTTTTTATGGACGAACGATATGTCGCTTGAGCTTGCATTGCAGGAGGCCTATGCGTCGGCGCGCCAGGACGTGGTGATCTTCGACACGCTGGAGCTGAGGCATTCCAAATTTGTGGATGACAGCGGATTGCCGACGGCTATTCGGGTGGTCCTAGGCTGGGAGGACATCCAGGCCCGTCTCGAGCCAGAGGCTCCGCTGGATCCCGGCGCCTGGGTCAACTTCGTAGCAGGCGCGTTCAAGTTTGCCCTACCGGGATTCGAGGAAAACCAGATCCCGCGTCTCAAGATTACGCTGGACGGCGTGAGTCGTGAGGTAGTCAAACACATTGAGGTTGCCATGCGTCACCCTGAGCCGATAGACGTAACGTATCGGCCCTACCTCTCGTCTGATCTGGGAAAGCCCCAGATGAGGCCTCCGGTCCATATGACGCTGGCCCGCGTCACCGTGGATGCGTTCCAGGTGACTGGCGTAGCCACACTGACCGACGTGCACAACTGGCCGTTTCCGTCTGAGAAGTATCTGGCCTCGCGTTTTCCAGGGTTGGCGCGATGACAGCCGATCAAGTCATCCCGTATCTGGGCCGTCCGTGGGCAGCCGGCGCCCGCGGCCCTGCTGCCTACGACTGCTGGGGGCTGCTCAAAGCGGTACGCGAGGCCCATTTCGGCGGTGGGATCCCCGACACCGTGCTGGGCGATCCTGCCCGCGACTTATATGCCGAGAAGATGCGTTCTGGCGCCTGGGAGATCGTGGCCACGCCCGCGCACGGTGATGGCGTGTTGATGCGCGAGGGCGACCAGCCGCATGTCGGCATTTATCTGGATCTGGACGGCGGCGGCATCCTGCATTGCGAGGAGGGCCGCGGCGTCGTGTTTGATGATTTGCGCAGCCTGCGCTTGATGGGCTACGTCCCGAAGTACTACAGAATCCATGGCTAAAGTAATTATCTGCAGGAATCCGTTTCGGCCACAGGTCGAGCGCGAACTCGTCACCGTGCGTGCCGGCACGCGCGTCGATACGATGTTGCGTCAGCAGGCGCTGGTGAAAGGCCGCGCCGGTCGCCTTCAGCGCTTGTCTACGTTCGTGGTGCAGGTCAATGGCCAGTACCTGCTGGCCGACCAGTGGGCGCGCCGGATCCGTAGCGACGACGTCGTGATCGTCTCGCTCGTGCCAGAAGGCGGCGGTGGCTCGAACCCGCTGCGCTTTGTGCTGCAGATCGCGCTGATTGCGTTGGCTGCGTGGGCGGGTTTTACGATTGGCGGGGTATGGGGTGCGCTGGCGGCGGCCGGGATCTCCATGGCCGGCAGCATGCTGCTGAACCTGGTATTTCCACCGCCTCGCCCCAATGCCATGCAGGCGCGAGAGCAGGCCAGTCCAACGCATACGCTCTCTGCTCAGGGTAACAGCGCACGCCTGCAGGAGGCGATCCCTGTGATGTATGGGCGCCATCTGATTTACCCGGATTTCGCATCGCAGCCGTACACCGAGGCAGATTCCAACAACGTCTATCTGTACCAGCTGTTCTGCCTGGGCCAAGGCGAGCTGGAGATCGAAAAAATCCGTATCGAGGAAACGCCGATCGAGAATTTCGCCGAGGTCACTTGGGAGGTGGTGCGTCCTGGCGGCCTCGTCACGCTGTTCCCCGACAACGTGGTGACCTCGAACATCGTCCAGAACCTGGAGCTGAAGGCCTTAAACGAGGAAGGCGGCGGCGGGTACATGGGGCCGTACGTCACCAATCCTGCCGGCACCAAATGCAACGTCATCGGCATCGATATCGCCTTGCCAATGGGCCTGTATTACGCTGAGGATGACGGATCGCTCGGCCGCGTTCGAGTTTCATGGCGCGTCGAGGCCCGTCCAATCAACGATGTGGGCGCGCCGCTAGGCGAATGGACGCTGCTCGGGGAGGAGTTCTGGTGGGAGAACACCGCCACTCCCCAGGTAATGTCGTTCCGTTATGGCGTTCCCGATGGCCGATTTGAAGTTCGCGCCATGCGCGTGGGCAATAAGGATCTGGATCAGCGCTGCGCAAACACCGTGTCCTGGGCCGGCATGCGTGCTTACCTGCCGTCCCAGCAATCCTACGGTAACGTCACCATGTTGGCCGTGGCCATGCGCGCTACGAACAACCTGAATCAGTCGACGTCGCGGCGCATCAATGTGATCGCCACGCGCAAGCTGCAGACCTGGGACCCGGTTGCTGGTTGGGCGCAGGAGCTGCGCGCCACTCGAAGCCCGGCCTGGGCAGCTGCTGACATGCTGCGCAACCGCACGTATGGGCGGGGCATGCCGGACACGGCCTACAACCTGCCTGAGCTGTACCGCTTGGCACAGGTTTGGGAGCAGCGGGGCGACTATTACGACGACGTGATCGACACGACGTTGACGCTGTGGGATGCGCTCTCGCGTGCCGTTCGGGTCGGGCGTGCTATGCCCATGTACTATGCGGGCCTGATTGATTTCGTGCGCAATGAGCCGCGCTCGATCCCGCGCGCGATGTTCACGCCGGACAATATCATCGAAGGCTCGTTCAGCATCGATTATTCGTTTATCGAGCATGACAGCCCCGACCACGTCATTGTTGAGTATATCGACGGCGAGACCTGGCAGCCGGCCGAGGTTGAGTGTGTGCTGCCAGGCGGTACGCAGGATCGCCCTGCGCGTGTTCAGCTGCCGGGCGTGACGAACCGGGGTCAGGCTTGGCGTGAGGGCATCAGCATGGCTGCGGCCAACCGCGACCAGCGCACAATGCCGACGTTGCGCACCACGCTGGCTGGGCACATCCCGAACTACCTGGACCTGGTGACCGTGGTGCATGACGTGCCCAAATGGGGCCTGTCCGGATTCGTGACGGGTTGGAACCCCACGACACGGCGCCTGCAGGTTTCCGAGCCCCTGGAATGGTATGGCGACGAGACGCACTATATTTCTCTGCGCCAGCGCGATGGCGTGCCGCGGGGGCCGTTCCGCGTCACTCCGGGCGCACATGAACTGGAGTGCGTGATTGCCTCGGCGCCGGCGGATCTGTATATCTCGGATGGGATAATTGAGGAACCGACGCTCTACGCATTTGGTCCTGGCGAGCGCACGGGCCTGAAGGCGCTCGTTCGGCGTGCTGTGCCGGATGAGGGCGGCGACGTCACCCTGGAACTGGTGAACTACGCCGACAGCGTGCACGCCGCTGAGCTGGGTGGGGAAGTTCCGCCGCCTCCACCGCCGTCTCTGCTGCCATCGACGCCCGACGCCCCGATTGTGGCCGAGGTCTCTGTGTACGCGACGGCGACCCCTGGCGAGCAGATTGCGTCCTGCACGCCGGCGCGCGGCGCGCAGGCGTATGAGTTCGAGGCGTCGCAGGACCAGGGGCAGACCTGGGCGCGCCTGGGCGCGGACAACATTCCGTCGCTGACTATCCGCCTGCCTGTGGGCCCATGGTGGGTGCGTGCTCGCGGCGTGGGCAGAAATCCAGGCCCCTGGAAGACGTGGCAGGGGCACATTAGCGCGACGATGCTGCCGCCGCCCGTGCTGACGCATTTTGTCGCGTCGCCTGTGCTCTGGGGTATTCGCCTGGCATGGACGTGGCCGTCGGCCATTCGCCTGCGCTACATCGAGATCTGGCACAGCCGCACGCCCAATTTCTCCGATGCCACGCCGCTGGGGCAGTTTGCGTTCCCGCAGGGATCGCATGAGATGCTGAATCTCGCCATCACCACGGAGCTGTATTTCTGGGCGCGAGTGCGTGATGAGGCAGATCAGCCTGGGCCCTGGTATCCGCAAAGCGGCCCAGGCGTGCGCGGGACGCCCAGCCAGGATGCCGGGGGCTATAACGAGCTGATCACCGAGGAGATCGTCGCCGGAGGCCTGGGCGAGCTGATCATGGGCGACATTCGGGACATTCCGAGCATCCGAGATGCGGTGGACGAGATCAGCGTCGATCTGGGCGAGCTGAATGGTCGGGTAGACGAGATCAACGGCCAGGTCCAGGAGTTGCTGAGCGCGGGCGAGTGGGATCCTGCTGCCGCGTATGCGGCGGGTACGGTGGTGTTCGCGGACGGCAAAATGTATCGCGCCAAGAAGGCCGTCCCGGCCGGAACGCCTGTATCGGATGCTGCTCACTGGGAGCTGATCGGCGATTACGCCTCGATCGCGGACGGCCTGGCCGCGCTGGCCGTGCAGGCGCAGGAGACGATCAGCCGCGTGGATCGGGCCGAGGGTCGGATCCAGGCAAACGCCGAGCAGATCAGCACGGTTGCCGGCAAAATCGACGACCCAAACACTGGCCTGGGCGCCCTGGGTTCGGCGGTGCAGTCGATGCGCACACAGGTAGGCCAGCTCGAATCCGGCTTGCAATCCCTGTCTGAGGCCACGACTGCACTGTCCAGCCGGGTAGATGGGCTGAACCAGGCCCAGCAGGGGCTGGCCACAGCTGTCGGGTCATTGGGTACGCGGGTCGAGCAGACAGAGCAGGGCCTGTTGGCCCAGGGTCAGAGCGTGACGAAAATCGATGCCCGGCTGAGCGCTGGGCTCGACAGCGACTCGCTGCTGCCTGATTACATGATGGCCAGCCCTGACAGCTGGTATAGCTACTATCCAGGGACTGATCTGGCGCCGAATTTCATCCGGGTGACCGACGGGAAGATTGCGCCTACGGTGTTCCATTTCGACACTGGGCGGACGTTCAACTTCAGCGTCGTGACGCTGCCCATCACACAGCAATACCGCATTCAGGCGTGGATGCGTCGATCGCCAGACTCTGACGGCCAGATGCGGATTACCTACAAGTACCGTAAGACAACAGACGGGGACTCTGGGGTCCAGACGAATTACAGCTCCGTGACGGTAATCAGTCAGGTCCCGGCGGACGGCGAATGGCATCTGGTCGAGTTCATTTACAAGGCGAATCCGACTGCCATCAGTGATGGCTTTACGGGCATCCGGTTTGGTTTCGCCATCAATTACGCCAGCACCAAGGGCTGGGCGCAGATCCAGGGCTACCGCGTCACGCGGGTAGCGCAGGGTGCCGACATCAACCCTGACGAGATCGCCACCGCTCAGTCCGTCAGCAGTTTGAGCAGTACTGTGACTCAGCAGGGCAACACAATCACGTCCCAGGGGCGGGATCTGACGGCATTACAGAACGAACTCAGGGACCCCAATACGGGTCTGGCGGCTACCGCTGGCGCGCTGAACGACACGAAAAGCCGGGTCACCAGCATTGAGGGCAAGCAGGAGGCGCAGGCTACCAACCAGCTCGTTCTGAACGCCGAGGTGAAACGGTTGCAGTCCGATGAGGATGCCGAGCTTGAGCGCGTACTGAATCAGTGGCAGACCCGTGCGTCGCTGGCCGAGTTCAAGAATGTGCAGGCCGAAGAGAACCGCGCTCTGGCTGAGTCCATCACAACCCTGGCGGTAAGCCTGGAGCAGGGCTCTGCGGCAGTCGAGCAGCTCATGCGTTCCATGGTCGAGATGGAGGGCGAGTTCGCCAAGGTCACGGCGGCCTGGGGCGTCAAGCTGCAGGCGAACACCAACGGCGTTCGCTACGTCGCCGGCGTGGGCTTGGATCTGACGAACGAGTCCGGTGTGATGCAGTCCACGTTCGCCGTGCTGGCCGATCGGTTCGCCGTCATGCACGCGGTCAACGGCAACCCGACGACCGTGTTTTCTGTTCAGGGCGGGACGAGCATCTTAAATTCCGCGCTGATTGGGAATGCGTCGATCGGAGAGGCGAAGATCCAAGACGCGGCGATTACTCGGGCCAAAATTCGGGACGCGGCGATCAATGCGGCCAAGATCGAGGATGCGTCGATCTCCAGCGCCAAGATTCAGGATGCGGCCATCACGCGGGCCAAGATCGGGCATGCTGAGGTGGATACGCTGCGCATTGCGGGCAATGCCGTTGCCATCCAGGCGGGCGCATCAGCAGGTGTTCGATATGAGCGTTTCGATACGTGGGATATCACGGTCAACATTTATTTGCCGTACGCCGCGGCCGCGACGATCACGACAACGGTTGAGGACAACGTTTCTGATTATGCGGGAAATTATCCCCCGCCCGCAGGCCCTGATTCGGTGCTGATTGATGGCTGGACATTGTTCGCGTTCCCGTATGCGGGCACGACACCGACATATTCCCCCGGGCACGCGGCAGTGCGCACGGTGTGGCTGGATGCTGGCAGCCATTCGTTCACGCTACGACAGAGGGCGACGTTGTACGGGGCTGGTTCTGAATCCGGCACTCTCCGGTTCTCGGGCGCAGGCATTTCTGTGGTTTGTACGATGCGATGAGGTGGATATGGAGGCAATTTCGTTATTTAGGAATGGGCGGTTTCAGCAAACTGTTTCGGGGCCATGGCAATTTGTGATCGAGCCCACGCTCGCCGCCTGGAACGGTGACTACGCCCCTGGGGTGCTGGATGACACATGGTGGTTCTACGGTGGCGAGGCGCGCCAGCGTCAGGCGTGCCCCGCCAGTATCGATGGCCTGGTTCTGCGTGGCGTGCGGCCCGGCAGCACGATCACGATCGAAGGCCAGCAGTACGAATGCCCCGAGGGCGGGGATGTGGAGTTGTCGTTCCAGTACCCCGGCACTTACGAAATCACGGTCACACGCTGGCCGTATCTTGACGGGAGATACACCATTGAAAATCCACCACCAGCCGAGTAATCACGCAGAGAGGCGCCGGCGAGAGTACCCCGACATTGGGGACCAGCTCGATGCGGTCTACAAGTTGGCCCGCCACCTGCAAGAGCAGGGTGAACGACTACCGCCCGATGTTGAGCGATGGGTGGCCCAATGCCGGACAGTCAAACAAAAGTATCCAGCCGCGTAAAGCGGCTTTTTTTATGGGGAAATCATGAGCATCCATCATTCCATCGCCCAGGTTTTCGAGAACAACATGGGCAATCGGATTACGCCCGAGCTCGCCGCCGGCATGATCCGCAGCCTGATCGACATCCTTGCGGCCGGCGTCCAGCAGCAGGCCGACGTGGACCCGCCAGGCGAGCCCGTCCAGCCGGCTGGCCAGGAATATCAGGGCGAACAGGAGGGCGACAATGGCCTGGTATGACACAGGGACGGTCAACGTCACAGCGAACAGTGCGACGGTGACGGGTGTCGGAACGCAGTGGCTCGCCGGCGCGCGTCGGGGGGAGGCATTTGTTGCCCCGGATGGCCGGCTGTACGAGGTGTTGAATATCGCCTCGAACACGTCGCTGACGCTGACCAAACCGTACCGCGGCACGAGCGCTACCGGCCAGCAGTATGCGCTGGCGCCAATGCAGGGGTACGTGAAGGAGCTGGCCGACCGCGCCGCGCAATTACTCAACGAGTACGGCCTGGCATCAGATGCGGAGGCGGTGGCGCGCACCAGCAAAACGAAGGCATTGTCGCCTTACGGTCTTGGCTTGAATGTGCAATCAAGTCCGAATGACAATACAGGCGGTAAGCTACTTGCTGTTGGGAAGTCGTTTGGCCTGGGCAGCGTGGGGGCGCTTGGCAGTTACGATAATTGGCCCTCTGCCTCGCTTGACGACAACAACGTGCCTTGCGGCATGTACTACGTATTCTCGGTCGAAGGGCGTCCGACTGCCGATGCTGGCGTAGTTTGGCACCGCCAAACTGGATCGGCAGGCTCGCAGTTTTTTGAAACGATAAGGGGCGAACTGTATCATCGAGGGCGCCTCAACGGCGCTTACACCAGTTGGAAAAAAGCGCTCGATGCCGGCGAATATGGTCTTGGAGGCGGCACAGTAAGCCCACCGAACGGTAAGGATAGCGTCAACCCTTCCGGCTGGTATTACAGTGCAGGCGCTCGTCCCCCTTGGGGCGGCGGTGCGTTTTTCTTGGAACTGCCTTACAGCACGGCTATGAACTCGGGGCTTCGTATCTCTACGGACCCCTATACCGATGATTTCTACCTGAACGGGGGCGTCTCGGGCAAGAAAGAGTACCGTCCTGCGTGCAAAATTTGGCACGATAGAAACACCACAGTCGACAGCAACGGGTTCATCAAACGGGCCTCGCCCATTGTCCAGCTCTACGCTGACCGCATAGAGCGGTCCGATCACCTGGAAATCCGGGATGTGGTGCTTGAGCATGCCGGGGTGGGGCATTACGTGCTGCGCAATGTACCGCTGCTGAGCCGCGATGGCTGGTACATCGAGACGCCCAAGGACCGGAACGGAAACATCTATTTCCACATGGACTACGAGGAAGACCTCGGTGAGCGCACGCTCACGATCAAGACGACAACGCCGGACTACAGCACAGGGCGTGCCGAAGCCGGCGAGCCGGTGGATATCCTCGAGGGGCGGTTCATCAGTCTGCGGTTTGCGGAGGATCCGAGCCTGTATCCAGTAATCGAAATGCCACCAGACCCTGAGCCAGAACCAGGCCCAGGGCTGGAGCAGGACCAGAAGCCAGCACCAGACACTCCGGAAGAAGTTGGAGATCCAGCCGCCTAGCGCGGTTTTTTTATGTCTGCCGCTTCGGCGGCGTTTCACGGGAGACAGCCATGCCGACCGTATCAATCAAGGGGAATAAATTGGAACCGACGAGTACCGGAACTTCTGCCGCCGGCCTGGCCGTCTGGAAAGCAATGGGGGGGATAGCGGGCATGGGAGCCATCGGCGCGGGCCTGGCCACGCTGGTAGTGATGTGTATCCTGCGGCCGCGCACACAATCCGAATGGATTGTGGGCGTGATCAGCACGGTGGTGGCGTCGATCTCGGGCGGCGCGGCGGTGATCCAGCATTTCGAGCTGCACCACTGGGCGAACAACCCGGTGGGGCTGGTGGCCATGCTGGGCCTGGCGTTCGCCTGCGGGCTGCCTGGCTGGGCGGTGGTGCGCTGGGCGTTCAATTTTTTCGACAAGAGGCGAAAGGCTGACTTGCTCGAAGTCATGACGGAACTGCGCGAGGGCGCGATGGGAGGGAAAACGGAATGAGAGCGCTGTTCAAATTGGTATCGGGCCTGCTGGCCCTTTTTTTTCGCCCGAAGAAAGCAACGGGCACGCCAGCGCCGGCCCAGCCTAAGCCTCTGCGCCGTCTGGCTTGGGGCCAGAAAGTCAGCGCGGCGTTCCGTGACCGGCTGTTCGAGATCTGCCAGATCCTGGGCGTCGAGCCGGACTATTTGATGGCCTGCATGGCGTTCGAGTCTGCAGAAACGTTCAGGCCTGATATCCGTAACGCCGCGGGCAGCGGGGCCACGGGCCTCATTCAGTTCATGCCGGCGACGGCTCGGGGCCTGGGCACGACCACAGACGCGCTGGCGGTGATGACGGCCGAGCAGCAGTTGGAATGGGTGTTGGCATATTTCCTGCCCTACAAGGGCCGGCTCAAAACCTTGGCCGACGTGTATATGGCGATCCTCTGGCCGGCAGGTATCGGCAAGCCCGACGAATGGGTGCTGTGGGACCAGGCCAGCAGGCCAACGACGTACCGTCAGAATGCAGGCCTGGACGCCAACAAAGACGGCCGGATCACGAAAGCCGAGGCCGCGGCCAAGGTGTTGGCCAAGCTTGAGCGCGGCCGGCGGCCCGAGTTCATGTGGGAGGGCGCGTGATCACGACGCTATGGCAACGAATCGCAGGCTGGCTGGGCCTGCTGGGCGGCCTGGTCTTGGCCGCTCTGGCGCTGCTGCAGGTCGGGCGGCGCCAGGGCAGGGACCAGGCAGAGAACAAACAACATCAGGCCGACATGGCCGCCGTGGAGGTATCGCGAGATGCAGCTGAAACGATTGAGCGCCTGGACGATGATAGTGTGCGTGATCATGCTCGCCAGCGGATGCGCGACGCCCAGGGGCGGTAGCTACTGCGCTGCCGCCCAGCGCCCGTTCGTCTGGCGCTCAGACGCCGAAATCGACGCCACGCCGATCCGAGTGCTGCGCTATGTCGAGACGGAGGCCATCACTTGGGAGCGGGAGTGCCGGAAATAGAAAAGGGCCGGTTTCCCGGCCCTGACAGTAATTTACAATTAGTCGAAGGTCTGGGGCCGGCGGTCGCTTATGTTTAGTTCCCACTCCTCCCCAGTCTCATTACCTTCCTCGTCTAATTTAGGCGGAATGATAACCCGCCCTGCTAGATTCATGGGCTCGTATTGATCTGGGCCTAAGTTCGCGTCATAGCCTGCCCGCTTAAGTCGCCCCAAGTTTGTGTTTGATGCTACTTCTTCGTCATATTTGTTGAATGCCCGAGTAAAACTGGATGCCAGTTTTTCAGCTTCATCTACCAGACTCTGATCTTCTGAAGACAGATAATCATAAACCTCTGGGGAGTTAATCGGCGCTCCCTCATTATCTCCTTCAGGGCGTTGGATTTCTTTCAAGGCGTCAAGCGCTTCTAAAACTTCCTGCAGCGATGGGTCTTGGACCATAGCACTCTCTCGATTGGGTGGAACATTTGCGAATCCGGGCGACGTTCGAAACGTATGGTAAGCATAGTTGCAAAACGCAGTATTGGTCTAGGTGGTTTCTATAAGTAACTTATGGCCGAGCGCAGCTAGAGCTTTCTCTATGGTGTCTATTTTCGTCGCGTGGCCCAGGTCCATGATGCGGGTCACTTCCTGGGGGCGGGTGCCCATGCGCCGCGCCAGCTCTGCCGGCGTGACTTGTTGTTCCAGCATGGCATTGAGCAGAAGAACCTTGGACCAGGCGCTGGCCGGTAAGGAAACCAGTTCCTCGCCGTCCAAGAGGGCGGATGGGGCCGGTACTGGGCGCCGGTCCTCAAAGTAGAAGTCCATGGCCGTGAGCAGAGCGTCGGCAGCCATGGCCCGCGCTTCCTCCAAGGTGTCCCCGCAGGTCAGGGCCTCGGGGATGTCGCGGAACGAGACGGTATAGCCCCCATCGCCGGGCTGTATAAGAGCAGGGTATCGAGCCATAATTGTCGTGCGGTGTAGCGAAGCCGAGCGGGAAGCCCCTTTCGGGGCCTCCCTCATTTCAAACCTAGTTGCTTCAGTATCAGCTTCCTGAGCGATTCCCGTATTTCTTTGCCGGGATGCCTGGGAAGAGTGGTTTGTTTCCCGTTCAGGTAGACCTTCGTGTGGTTGGTGCCCTCTACGAAAGTTGCCCCTTGGGAAGCGAGCCACCGTTTGAACTCGCTTTGCTTCACCGCACCTCCTTTGTTTGTTGATGATGATTCATTATAAACAAAATTGTTTATTGAATCAACAAAAAAGTTTATGGTTAGGAGCGCAATTCACTTTGAGGCCGAAACCTGGGCGCGGCAGTTGCGATAGCCAAGTGCTTTAAGAGCGCGCCCAGCTCATTACCTTCTCCATTACTCCCCAGATGGCAATGGAATACATTGAGGCCGCGAAGATGATTGCGCCCGCCATGCCTGTGCGCTCATAAGCAAGCCAGATAAAAATAAAGGGGAGCAATGTTCCGCCAAAACCGCCGACTATCGCTACTAGCCCCCAAAATATGCCCGTCCGCCAAGCCGATACTGCGCCGGCGAAAATCAGGAAGGGCAAAGCAGGAATGGGCGTGATCGCAAAAAAGAGGCCGGCAGCGAATGCGCCCAGATATCCAATCATCGCAAATCCTTAGGGCAATCAGATGCTAAGGTTTGGGGTGTCCGCGCCTTAAGTTTCGTTCGGGTTCAAGGGCTGCAGCGATTGCCGGTTGGCTTGCCTGGACCAACTGAATTAATCCTGAGGCTGCCTTTAATGTATTGGCGAGATGAGCGGCGTCATCAGCACAAAGAATCGCAATTTGCCTGCCTCCGCCACATACATCCACCAAAAATTTGGGTAAACCTGGCTTGTCTGTCATGTAGAGGTCAACAGTCGGGCCTTCACCTAGGTTCGAGCTTATTTCTTGCCAATACCCGGCCGCCGAAAGCTCTGCGTCCCACTCTTCAGCAGAGGCTGGGAGAGGGCTGGAGATGGCTTTGAAGGTGCCGTCAGGGGCGAGGTGAAGATATGGGAGAGCATCCATTACTTTTTATCCAAGAGTAGCCACGATAAGAGAGTTACACCGCAATTTCAGTGCACGCATGTTGCATGCCTAAGCTTATAGATTGGGCTGCGTGACAAAAATCCTGACACGAATGCGGAATTAGAGGGAATATAAAGCAGCCTTTTCCAGCAAACAAGCCACTAAATTCCATCTATTTCCTCAAAAAACAGATTCGATTCCTGTCGGTCGCGCCAGAATTCAAAGGCTTGCTTTCATGCACGGCCTGTTATTGTCGCAAGCGGCGCGCCGCTTGTTGGCATCTGCCAAGGCAGCCGCAAGGCTGCCTTTTTTATCGCCTGCGCCCCCGGCCCGCCCGCCGTGCTAAGGTCCGGATGTCGCCAAACAGTTGATCCGGATCATTTGTCCCATGCCAAAAAAGAAACTGACCCTGTGGCTTGCGGCCGCGGCGGCCTGCGCCGTCGCGCTGGTCGTGTACGCAATGCATACAGGCGCCGGCGCATCCTATATTTCCCCGGACGATGAAGCCTTGGTCCTGCGGGGCAAGACGGTCTATGCGCAGAACTGCGCGGCCTGCCATGGCGCGCAGCTGGAAGGCCAGCCCGACTGGCGCCGGCGTCTGCCCGACGGCCGCCTGCCGGCGCCGCCGCACGATGCCAGCGGCCACACCTGGCACCATGCCGACGCGGTGCTGCTGGACATCACCCGCCACGGCCTGGTCCCCGGCCGCACGGCGCCCGAAGGCTATCGCAGCGACATGCCGGCCTACGCCGGCATCCTGCCTGACGAAGACATCGTCGCAGCGCTGGCCTACATCAAGAGCTCCTGGCCAGAAGCGGAGCGGCAGGCCCAGAAGGAAGTGACGCTGGAGGACCGGAAGCGGCGGTGAGCCACATGCTTTTGCACAAAGCCGCGCTGCTTTTGTCGTTCAGTCAGACGGCTTCGACGTCCAGGCTGCCGGCCCTCGTGGCGTGGCAGGTCATCGCCTTGCATCCAGGGGGGGGCTCGACCCGGGCCGGTTCGATGCGGGGCAGGAAGCGCGTCCGCATCGTGATACGGCAAGCAGACGGGTTCAGCGCCCGGGTTGCCTGCCCGCCAGGCACGCGGCCAAGCCCGCTCTTCAGTCCAGGTAGCCTGCCGGTCCCGCTTCCTCGGGGCGTTCCTCGGTCTTGAAGCGGGCCACGATCCGGGCCAGGCGGTGCGCCTCGTTCTGCAGGGACTGGGCGGCGGTGGCGGCTTCTTCGACCAGGGCCGCGTTCTGCTGCGTGCCGGCGTCCATCTGCGCGACGGCGATGTTGACCTGGTCGATGCCGCTGGACTGCTCCTGGGAAGCGGACGCGATTTCCTTCATCAGGGCGGTCACGGACTCGACCGCATCCAGCAGCCTGTCCATGGTGGCGCCGGCCTCGGATACCAGGCGGGCGCCGCTGTCGACTTCGGCGCCGGAGTGTTCGATCAGGTCCTTGATCTCGCGCGCGGCCTCGGCGCTGCGCTGGGCCAGCGAGCGCACCTCGCCGGCCACCACGGCGAAGCCTTTGCCCTGCTCGCCGGCCCGCGCGGCTTCCACGGCCGCATTCAGCGCCAGGATGTTGGTCTGGAAGGCGATGCCGTCGATCACATTGACGATTTCGCCGATGCGTCCCGAGCTTTGCGAGATGCGTTCCATGGTGCTCACCACATTGGACACGGCGGCGCCGCCTTGCTGGGCGATGGCCGAGGCCTCTTCGGCCAGCGAACTGGCCTGGCGCGCGTGGTCCGCGTTCTGGCGCACCGTCGAGGCAAGCTGCTCCATGCTGGAAGCCGTCTCCTGCAGGGAGGCGGCCTGCTGTTCCGTGCGCGCGGACAGGTCGGTATTGCCCGCGGCGATCTCGCTGATGCCCACGTTGATCTCGCCCACGCTGTCGCGCACCTGGCCGAAGGCCTGGCGCAGGCCCGCCTTGGAGCGGTGCAGGCTCTCCAGCAGGATGTGGACTTCATTGCGGCTGTTCGGCGGAAAGCCCGGCATGGGCGAGTTCAGCACGCCCCGGCCCAGCTGGCCCATGCCGTCGACGACATGACGCACGGGCCGCAGCGTGCGCGCCGCCGTCACGCCCACCAGCAGGGCGATGACCAGGGTGCCGGCCAGCATCATGCCCAGCTGGATCCAGGTCTGTTCGCGGCTCTGCGCCAGGAAGTCGTCGGCCGCGCCGAAGCCGTAGACGATCCAGCCCCAGTTCTCGATGGTGCGCCAGGCCAGGAAGACGGATCTGCCGTCGATGATCAGGCGCTCTACGCCCTGTTTCTGCTGGAAGGCCTTCTTGAAGGCTTCGAAGTCCTGGGGCGGGTTGTCCTTGCTGAGCAGGCTGCCGGGCTTGCCGTAGGCGCCGCCGATGCGCACCCAGTCCTGGCCGTCGGCCGCGGCCTTGACGATGCTGATGGTGCCGTAGGTCGCCAGCTTGAAGGTCTTGATCTCCTCCAGCAGCGGATTGACCTGGGCGCTGACGTCGATGCGGGTGAGGATGCTGCCGTACAGGCGGCCGGCCTCGTCGCGCAGGGGATGGGCATAGGTGGCGAACCATTTGTCGCCCTGGCTTTCGATGTTGGCGGCGGGTTCGCCGCGGGCCAGTTCGTCCAGCAGCGGATGGTTCGCGGGCAACAGGCCCAGCTTCTGCGGGTGCAGGGCGGAGGCGATGCGATACCAGTTGCGCCCGCTGCGCGCCAGGATCTCGGCCTGCAGGCCGGTCACGCTGGACATCAGGTCGTTGCGCCCGTTGACGGCCAGGCCCTGCACGCCCAGCTCCGGCGCCTCGCCCGTGTCGTGCTCGATGGCCTGCGGATCGGCAGGCGCGGGCGCCCCGCCCAGGTAGCGCAGCAGCACCGGATACAGGGACTGGCTGCGCTCCATGGCCATGTTGTAGGTCAACTGCAGCGGACGGTTGAAAGCGTCCAGGGAGTCCAGGTTGGCCGCGCGTACGTTGGCGATGGCGACCTGCTGGCTTTGCCAGGCCATGACGGCGCCGATCAGCGCCATGACCACGGCGGTCGCCAGGGTGCAGACCAGGAAAAGCTGTTTGTTCAGAGGCTGGCGGGCCAGCCAGGAGCCGGAGGTGGTGGATTGTGTCTGCATCGTGGGCCTGGTGATGAAGGGCGCGCCGCGCAGGATGCGCGGGCGCATCTTCGGTTACGGTAGGCCCGTCATCACATATAGGCAGTGATGTGGATAGTGCTCATAACAAAATGATGACAGTTCATGAACGGCGCCCGCGAGCGACGCGTTCCAGCCGGACCTGGCGCAAGGGCAAGGCGCCGGCCTGGCCCATGAATGCCTGCATGAAGCGATGGGTCTGGCCGGCGCGGGCCTTGAATTCCACGCGCAGGCGCCAGGTCTTGTCGGCCGGATCAGCGGCGGGACGGCTCAGGCGCTGGCAGGAGTGCAGGCGCAGGCCGCATTGGCGCGCCGCCCGGCGCAGTTCCATTTCCAGCTCGCGCAGGCAGCGGCCCTG